ATCTTGAATCCTATTTCCGTATCAATTTTGCTCTCATGCAATACCATAAATATAGCTTGACGGAACTTGAAAATATGATTCCTTGGGAGAGAGAAATTTACATCGCTCTTCTTACTGATCATATTGAAAAGGAAAATCTAAAGAGACAACAACAAGAAGGTGCTGCTAGGTATGGATGAGGAACAGTCTAATAAAAAAATAAATATATCTAGTTTCTTTGAAAGAGTTGATAGCGTAGATAAGGTCGCTGGTAATGCTCTTTCAAAATCAAATGCTAATTTTTCTGCAATTAATAATCTTCAAGTATTAATTCAGAATATATCAATGTCAATAAATGAAATAAGAAGTGATGTAAGAGAAATTGCAAACTATATTATAGTTGAGAAAAAACTTGAGATGGATCGAGAGATGGATGAGAAGTTTGAAGCTCAAGATGAAAAACAGAAAAAAGAAATGTTGGACAGGGCTAAGGCCTTAGGACAACCAGCTCCATCTACACCACAACAAAAAGAGGAACCAGTCACTGCTCCAAAAGGAGGATTTCTTTCGGGTCTTTTAAAAGCAATCGCAATTGGTGGTATCGCAGCGTTAGCACTACCATTAATACCTGTAATCGCACCATTACTTTTAAAAGCAATGGCTGCTGGAATTATTGCAATAGCTGGTGGTATTGTTATTAAAGAGACGCTTAAACTCGGCGGCTTCTTATTGAAGAAATTGGGTGATGGTCTGAGGGCTGGATTTGAAAAATCAAAGGAATTATATAAAAATTTAGAAGCAAGAGTTCTTAAATTGGGTCAAGCTGTTGCTTCATTCGCAGGTAAAAAATTAAAACAAACATTTAATTTAGGAAAGAGAGTTCTTGGTGGTTTTGCCGATTTTGCAACTGGTGGTATATTTGATCTTGATAAGAAGGGAGAATCTATAACTGATAAAGTATCACAAATTCCAAAGTTGAAGGAAGGTATGGAAAGTATAGTTGGTGATGTTAAAGAACGTGGGATTGGTGGTACATTAGGTGGTATTGCTGATGTTGCAACTGGTGGTATATTTGATTTTGATAAAAAAGGTAATAATAAAGTACAAGATTTACAACAATCAGTTATTGAAAAAGGAAAAGAAACTGCGAGTGCGGTTGGTTCAAAAGTAATTGAAACTGGGAGTACGGTTCGTGAAAAAATGAAGGAAGGTCGAAAAAATATTCTTAAGGGCGTGACTAAATTTGCAGATGCGGCCACTGGTAATGTGTTTGATCTTGATAAAAGTGGTGAAGGAAAAACTGGAATTTTGAAAGCCATAACGAACATCGCTGATAAAACTGCATCTTTAATTGGTCTTCAAAATTTTGAAGGAGGATCAACGAAACCTGATAGTGGTACAGGACTTCAACCTATAGTTCAAGCTGATGCACCACAACAATCAATGGCATCTTTATTACCTACAAAATCTCCTGTGCCTTTCATCAAAGTTTTGGATAATTCTTATCTATCGAAAGTGCCAACAAGATCCAACATGAATGAAATACCACCAGAAATAGCTAAACTTATTGCATAATGGCAGAATCCAAGTATCTTATCACTAAATGTAATTTAGTTCCGAATGGATGTTCTTTAGAAAAAGAATATTCAATAAAGGATGGAACGTTTTCTATTAATTATTTTGAGAGTATTGAAAGTCCTTCCATATCAATGACTCTTTCTTTTTTTGATACTGATCAAGTCGTGAGTCGAGAGGGACTTACTGGAGGAGAACTGATTGAATTGACTATAAAAGATGGTGATGAGGATGAATTTAAGATTACAAAAAAACACCGAATGATGGTGAATGCTGTTACAAATGTAATAACATCTGATAATGGACAGGTAGCTACACTCGAATGTGTGACTATGGAATCTGTTATAAATGAAACAACTCGATTAAACCAAAGATTTCGTGGAAATATTTCTGGAATCGTTGAAAAGATCCTAACATCAACAAATAAAAAAGGGAATAAATTCACTGAGAAAAAATTATTTGGCCCTAAAACTCAAACACTTTCTGATGGATCTACAATTAATAAAGATAGAGCTACCAATGCATATTCATTTGTGAGTAATTTAAAACACCCTTTTGATACCGTACAGTGGTTATGTCCAAAAACACAATCTGAAAAAGGATTTGGTTTTTTATTTTATGAAAATTTAGATGGGTATCATTTCAGATCAATTGATGGTTTATTTGATCAAGATGCATATCGATATCAAAAAGCGGGCAGACCACTCATCGATGACGGTAAAATTTTAGAACAAAATTTAGATCAATCAAATGATATTAGTATGAATTTAAGACTGGGAATGTATGCAAATAAGACAATATACGTTGATATTGAAAACCAAACAGCTAGAGTGGATGATTTTAATATCAAAAAATTAAAATTAAGAAAACCACTAAAATTAATTGATGGTCTTGAGGAACATCCAACTCGATTAATGCTCAAAGCAAGTGATGGTGGAGTAGCACAAATAGGTGCAAGAAGAGATGACACGGTTCCATTATCAGAGCTTGACGAATATCGAAATAAGACCTATATTAGAAATAACTTATTATTTTCACAATCATTTGTGATATCAATTCCATTAAATACTAAGTTGAGAGCTGGTGAATTAATTGATATAAAACTACCCATAAAAAGAGGAGATGGAGATAAACCAGCAGATTCTTATGGAAATGATAAAACTAATGATCCAAGTGGAACTTACTTAATTTCTGAATTAAGACATACAATGTCTGGTAAAGAGATAGGTCAAACGGATATAAAATTAATTCGTGATGTCTTTACCGCTTAAATAGTAAAAAAGAACTAATCTTATGAAATCAATCGAAGACCACATGGAACACGATAAGAAAATTATCGATGATCCACAAGCAAACCCAGCAGCAAGAAGACACGCTAAGGAAGAGTTACATGAGCTCGAAGAGTATGCAGAACATCATAAGGAAGAGATTGCAGCAGGCGATCATCATGATCCAAATGCATTAGAATTATTTTGTGACAACCATCCAGATGAACCAGAATGTTTAATCTATGACGACTAATTAAATGTTTGATCCAGCAGCCATAAATTTTCTAGGAAAAGAACCTATGCAATGGTGGATTGGTCAAGTGACTGATCCAGAAAAAGGAGAGTGGGCAGATTCTCAAGAAAGGAAGAACGGTGAAGACGGTGATGATGTTTATTCTCATCGATGTCGAGTTCGCATTGTAGGATATCATGGTAATGATTCTGATTTACCTGATAAAGATTTACCGATGGCACATGTTCTTCTACCGCCTGGTGTTTCAACCACTGGTGGTCGTGGAGAAACTATGAACTATCAAGGTGGAGAGGTCGTGGTTGGATTTTTCTTTGATGGTGTAGATGGACAACAACCAGTGATATTTGGGACTTTATTTAAACAAACTTTTGTCAGAGATGGATTGACAGATAATCAATTTGATGCATTTAGTCAAACAGAATTTATACCATACACTCCACCAAAAGTAAAACAAGCAGCTGGAAAAGATAAAGTAGCTCCACAATCACCATGGCCGTTTAATTTTAAAAGTCAAACCGTATTGGTAGCTAATAAAAAATCAGGGCCTAAACCAAAAAGAGATGATTTTCCTAACACAAGATCTGGTGCATCGAGGTATTCAAAAGCTTTAAAGGCATGGAAAAAATTAGCAACAGTCAAACCAAATTCAACTGTTGGAACAAAACAAAATAATTCTCATACAAACGTTAAATTTGAAAATGCCACAGGATGTGAGGATAATGAAATATCAAAAATATCAAATGTGTTGAAGGATTTCACAAAAGAGATGAATGTCTTGGAGAATGTTGGAAAGATAACTGTTGATCCACGATACGGCGGTGTCGTTAGTAGAGAGTCAGAAATAAAATTAGCATCGATGGAAATTCATAAATCAATGTCAAAGTTGATGCGTCGTGGTCGTTCATGGGTAATACAAGATACTTTAGATAAGGTATCTAAAACCATGAAAGATAAAACACCAACCACTCTTCAACCAGCTGTCGGTTCTGCCACTAAAGGTTTAACTGATAAAATATTTTGTAATTTTGAAAAAATCAATGAACAATTGATGGATTATCTTACAAAAAGTTTAGAGAATATGCTTGGATCAGTTTTGGATGTCCCTCTCTGTGCTGTTGAAAGTTTTCTAGGTGATATGTTCGGACAAATTAATAATATTTTAGATACAAATCTTGGAGATACATTTTCACAATTAAATGGTATCACAGGCGGTGGTGGTGCTGGTGGTATTCAACCACCAAGTAAAACTTTCTCAAAAGCAATTAAGTTTGCTAATATATTGACAAACACTCTTGATTGTGATGTTTTAAACTGCCCACCAAATACTGCATTTACTTCAAAAGGTGGCACAGCTTTAAGTGGTATTGATGATTTTGGAAATATACTTGACATTGCAGGGTTAAACTCTCTTAAGAATAAGGCGCAGGGTTTAAAGGATATGGTAGATGGTCTAGTTCCAGATATCAGTGTTCCATCAATTCCAAAAATTGATTGTAATACTAACGTTCTTAAGTGTGGCCCACCAAGAATTGATTTCATTGGAGGTGGTGGCGAAGGTGCAAGTGGCAGTGCAATTGTCAATGCTCTTGGAAATGTTATTGGTGTAGCTATTGATAATGGTGGAAATAATTTTACAGAACCACCCTTACTTTCATTTGTTGATGGTTGTGATAATGGTTATGGAGCTGGAGGTTATGCTCGTATTCAAGATGGTTCGGTTGTAGATGTTGTAATCACAACTGGTGGTCATGAATACATACCAAACACGACAGAGACTGACATGGATGGAAACGTTAAAGAAATAATTCCAGATCCAAATGCAAATTATGATGGATCAACATCCTATGTAACCAAATTATCTGATGTTGTTATTGAAAACGTAGGTTTTGGTTATGAACAAGGTGACACCGTGACTGTTGATAATGGAGCAGAAGTTGAGTTAGAGATAGTGGATGGTAGAATAGTGGGAGCAAACATTGTTAATGCTGGATTTGGATTTACCGAATTGCCTAAATTGACAATAAATAGCAACACAGGAAGTCTTGCAAGAATATTCCCAGTCCTTGAATTTACGAAGATTGATGATGCAGCTCAGGTTGCTAATATTTCTCAAGACGTTGTTGTTACTGTAATAGATTGTATCACAAAATAAAATGACAAAATTCGGAACGGAAGACGGCAAACAACACGAACGTAAATGTTTTGAAAGACATGTTGTTTCTAGTGGCGACACGGATGTAGATCATGGTATGTCAAACTGGAAACTAGAAACACAAGACGGTCAAATGCTTGGATTCTATAATGACACTGGCCAGAATAAAGATCCTAAAGGGCCTGGAACTAGTAAGTATGTGTTAAATACGTCAGGCATGGGATTGGAAGTATTTGGTAAAGGTTTAAAAGTTAGAGATGAGGGTGATAATACATCTGTTCCAGCAAAAATAACTCATTGTCATAGAGGTGACTATGGTGTCACATGTAAAAATGGTGACATCACATTGAGAGCAAGAAATATTAACATTATCGCAGATGGTGGTGGTAATAAGGACGGGCAACTTCTCATTGATGCAACTCGATTGATTGATATGAGAGCTCCAGATGCAAGAATTAATTGTGAAAAGTTTGTAACTAGAGCGACTCAAGAGGCAGATATAGTTACGAGTGGGCCTTTAAGTTTATTTTCTGGAATTGAACGTCACTCACAAAAAGCGTTTGAAGGATTTGGAAACCTAGAAAAGATTATAAAAGATTCATCAACACTTACAGCGGGAACGACTAAGATTGGTGAGCAATTAAAATCAATTACTGAAAAAATTGAAAAAGGAGGATTTGCAGATAAAATAAATGAGGCAACAAAACAATTAAAATCATTACCTGATAGTGAGCTTGGAAAAAAATTAAAATCAACAGCTGAAAATGATGAACTAGGTCTTCAAAACTTTGCTGAAACAACAGGTGCAGAAGTTGGAGAGACATTAATTCCTCAAGTTGAGAGATTGAGGGGAGTTATTGGTGGTGAAATTGATGCTATTCTTGGAGGATTAGGATGAGTAACGATCCAGTTGTAAATCACACTAAAATTATCGTTAGTGGAAAAACATCGGGAGGAGATGTTTCAAGACCGATAGGCAGTCCAGAGTGTTCTCCATCTGGAACTTCAGTTTTAAATGGCCCTGTAGTGTGTGGGGATGTAAAAAAGGATTGCAATAACTATGAGGGAGTGTTAAATGTAAGTTCAGATTCTGTGATTCAAGATTTTGGGCCACAATTGGATGTTAAGTTAGCTGCCAAGATTGATGGTAATGTAGTGATAGATGGTGATAATAAAACCATACAAGCACTACTTGTTAATGGTGATGTAACTATCAACGGAAATACAAATCAAGATGGAAACATAACTGCAACTGGAACCGTTACGGCAGCAACTCTTATTGGTGATCATACAAGTGGCAGTATAACTGGTGGTGTTAGTGGTAAATCAGCTGGTGCAAAGGCATTTGACATTCCTCACCCATCAAAAGAAGGACATAGATTACGTCACATTTGTTTAGAAGGCCCAGAAACTGCTGTGTATTATCGTGGCAGATTGAAAGGATCTAATATAATTGAATTGCCATCATATTGGAGAGATCTTGTTCATGAAGATAGTATCACAGTTCAATTACAATCAATCGGTAAGAGTCAGAATCTTGTGATTGAAAGTTTTAATAGTGAATATATCGTAATTGAAATTGGTGCAAATCAAGATTTTCTTACTGGAGAGATATTGATTGATTGTTTTTATCATGTATATGCTGAAAGAAAGGATGTTGAAAAACTTATTCCAGAGTATGAAGGAACTAACACTAATGATTATCCTGGCGATAATTCTATCTATAGTATCAATAAATAAGACTCATAAATAAAACAGAAGAAAATTTGTACATAGCCCAATAAGATGCCTCTTTCAAGACTGGAGAATTTTCTAAAGAATA